ATAATTTTTGAGGCAATCTCTGCAATTTCACCTAGATTCTTGGACGCAGGTGCAACGTCTTCAAGCAGATTGATTGTCATTGTTGTTTCCTTAATTCAAGAGCGACAGGCATGTACCAACCTTTCCTTCGATCCCTGCCACCCGATTCAATATTGCGCTCCCATCGGAGCACGTTAACTGTAGGACTTTTCTCGCTGGCGATCATACAAGTTATCATCACAGCAATTGGGTCACCACCTCCTGCCCAAAGTATATAATCCTCCGAGCTGAAGTCTTCCAAAATTCTCCTGGCCTTCTTGATAGATGGAGCTGGCAAAAACTGTGGCTGTTCNTTAGGATTCAAAAANNANCTCCAACTTGCCNTACCNNCTCGCATCNCTTAGGTCAGGAGTCCAACCAAACTTNTTNANNGTTGGTCGGNTNACNACATAAACTTTTGACACTTTTTCCTCCTTTCTCAAACTACAAAAACAATTGTATATATCTATAGGAGAAAATTCAAGAAAAAAATTTTTGATTTTAAAAAATCGTGATTTTGCGGTAACACCGGTAACATTTGCATTTTTGTTTTTTAAAATAAACAAGTTATCCGTGTTACCTCAAACCAACATTAACGGTAACGTTACCGCCAGTGCGGTTACATTGTTGATTTTAAAAAAAAATAAAGTGTGGTACTATTTTAAAAGATTATCTCCCCCCTAGGAGTTGAGAGGGTTATGGTTTCAAATCTTTTTTCCATTGTCCCTCTCTTTTTTTTGTTGGTTGCTGCAAAAGAAATTACATACTGCACAAAGCAAGACTGCTATGAGGTCGAGCAAGAGATTGTTGATGCATCCATCGACATGTGCATCTACAAAAGTCAGATGATCATGCTAATTGCTGATTGGAAAAAAGCAAATCGGTTCAAACAAATTGAATGGGTGCCTGGCGGTAAAAAAATTAATTGCATGAAACGCATTCCCAATATGTTTTTGAGTGGCAACGAAACCGAAGAGCAAAAAAAATTTTTAGAAAAATTAAAATGCTCGGTGCAAAATTTAAAAACTAATCCTATTTTTGAAAGTCAAAAGTTTTATTATTCGTGCTTAAAACAATTTAATAGCAAATTCCCTGGTATATAAGTTATTGTTTTTATTAGCATAAATAAAAGACTTGCATTCTTTGGTCAATCAGGTATCATTTGTGTGTCGGGAAAATTTAAACTGAGAAAGGAAACAAAATGAAATTTAAACTTTACAACTTTGACAGACTTACCAAGGAAGAAGTAGATTTTGTAAACGAGCATGGTCATGGGAGTCTTCCTAAGCATGAGGTGAGCATGAGACTTGAGCATGGAACTCGCGACAAAAATCGTATAGAAGTTTTGAGGTTGGTGGGTGAATGTTTTGAAACAGGCTGGTTCAACCATGTAGCAAACGTAACTTGCAACACTTTTGATGATGTGTTTCGCTTAACAAATGATCCAAGTGTAACTGAAGAGGAATATAACAGTTGTGTTGAAAGGTTGCTCCCAATGCACAGTGTTTCGGTGGGGGATGTTGTTGAAGATGAAAGCGGTGAGAAATTTTTATGTGACCGCTTGGGTTGGACTAGGGTTTAAAACAAAGGGGGAGAATTTCCTCCCCCCTTATTTTTTTTTAGAAAGGAAATAAAATGAAATTCAAACTTTTTAATTTTGACAGACTTACCATTTGGGACGTGAATTTTATAATGGAGCATGGTCATGGGAGTCTTCCCAAACATACGGTGCGGTCGGGTCTTGAGTTTTGTGACTGCCGAGGACCAAATCGTGTAGAAGTTTTGAAGATGGTGAGCGAAAGTTTTGAAAAAGATTGGTTCAACCATGTAGCAAATGTGACTGCCGATACCATTGATGATGTTGAGCGTTTGATAAATGATCCAAGTGTGACCGAAGAGGAATACAAACGCTGTGTTGAAAGATTGCCAGTGCGAAAAAAGCGACACGAGTTAATGCACTCACTTTCAGTTGGTGATGTTGTTGAGAATGAAAACGGTGAAAGGTTTTTATGTGACCGCTGGGGTTGGAATAAAATTTAAAGTTAAGGGGGAGAAATTCCCCCCATTTTTTAGAAAGGGAAATTATGACACCAGAACAAAAAAAATTAGCGGTAGAGAGACTGCGGATTGCAAACGAAAAACGGTTGAGAGACAATCCACCCAGGTACGATTGGGTTCACGAGTCTGTCAAAAAACTTCCAGCCGACAACCTATTTAGTTTTAAAAATATTCGGCAGTGGATTAGGACTCAAAAAGAATGTCTTGCAAAGGCACGAGCTAATGTAGCCAAAAAACAGGATGGTGCCATTGCTGAGGTGGCAAACATCCGCGGGTACATTCGCCATATGGAAGATTATTTGCGACATGGAGATTGGATTGATATGCAGTTTGGAGAGCATCGGGAATATTGGATTCAAACGAAAACGATTGCAAAAGCAGGTAAGAAAAATGACAACTAAACGACAGAGTTTCAAGAGAGTTGCCGAGAAAAGAGTCAGTTCTGCTCTGGCTAAAATTGAATCTATCGAATCAATGCTGGATAAACCTTACTATTCTTACACCGAAAAAGATGTTGAGCGAATAGTTCAAGCGTTACAAGACAAAGTAAATCAATTGAAACTTAGAAGGGGGCAACGGCTCCCTTTCTTTTTTCCAAAAAATTAGGTACACTTATTTCAAATAATTTGCAAGAAAAACATTATGCCTAAGAAAAAAATTCAGGTTCAAAGACCCATCAAGGATGGACCACCTGTAAAGCCAAAAGCGTGGAATGGTAGGTTTCAGTCGGTTGAGCCTCTGAATCGCCAGAAAAAAGCCAGAAAAGAGCCATACAAATGGAACCATCACACCACGATCAATTGGATCATGGGTCAGGCAGATCCGCTGGGTTTTCTGTCTCAGGTGATGCNGGGCAAGGAGATCTTCCCTGTCTACAGTCAGTCTTCGACAGGGGATGTTCAGGCCATTGGCAAGATCGGTGCCGACCCTGAACTACGGGTCATGGCTGCAAAGACTTTGCTAGGGAAATGCATTCCAGACCTGAAGGCGGTGGAGATCAAGGCTCAGGTGCAAGAACATAAAATTTTAGATATTACGAGGCTGTCAGATAATGACCTCTCAACAGTTGAGCGAGTTCTTGAACACGCTGTCATTGACGGAGATCCGAGCGGAGAAGATGCGGAGGTCGCTGAAGGAGTTCATCAGGAACTCTTGGCAGACGATAGAACCCGGTAGAGATTTTCACGACAATTGGCACATAGATGCAATCTCTGACCACCTACAGGCGGTGGTCGAGGGGAAGATCCGCAGACTGATCATAAACATTCCACCAAGGCACATGAAATCAATTTCAGTGGCGGTGGCACTTCCTGCATGGACTTGGGCTATCCAACCCCAGAAACGGTTCCTGTTTGCCAGCTACGCCTCCAGCCTGTCGATTAGAGACTCGGTTAAATGCAGAAGGTTGATAGATTCCCCTTGGTATAAAACACATTTTGGGGATATGTTTGAGTTGACCACTGATCAGAATCAGAAGCAACGGTTTGAGAACAGCCGGACTGGTTACCGAATAGCAACGTCAGTGGACGGAGCATTGACTGGAGAGGGTGGAGACATCATTGTCATTGATGATCCGCACAATGTTAGAGAGGCAGAGTCGAGTGTTGTTCGTGAAGGTGTTCTCGAGTGGTGGGATCAAGCCATGCAAACTCGTCTTAATGACCCGAAGACTGGATCCTTTGTACTGATAATGCAACGAGTGCATGAACAAGACCTTACTGGGCACATACTCGCTAATGATCTAGAGGGTGAATGGGATCATCTCTGCCTTCCAGCCAGATACGAGATCGGTCATCCGACTCCTACTCGCTCAAGTTTATTTTTTACTGATCCTCGGACTGAAGAAGGCGAGTTGCTTTGGCCAGAGAGAGTTGACGATAAAACCATGAGTGTTTTAGAAAAAAGTCTGGGCACTTATGCTTCAGCAGGACAGCTTCAACAGCGTCCAATGCCCAAGGGCGGTGGCATATTGAAAAAAGAGTGGTGGGTGCCGTGGGAAAATGAGCATCTGCCGGAGATTGAATATGTTCTCCAGAGCTGGGATACAGCGTTTGGCACCAAAGAAAAAACTTCTTATTCTGCAAGGACCACCTGGGGAGTGTTTCGGCACAAGGGCCAGATGAATGCAATAGTGTTAGAGATGTGGTATGACCGAGTCACCTACCCAGAGCTGAGAAAGCTCGCACAGGACAGTTACGAGGAGTATCAACCAGACGCAGTTCTGATTGAGAAAAAAGCGAGTGGTCAAAGTTTATTGCAAGATTTACGCATTGCCGGAGTTCCGGTGTTAGAATATTTACCGGATCGGGATAAGCAAGCTCGTGCCCATGCCAGCTCTGCATTACTGGAGGATGGTAGGATTTTTTATCCTTCCAGCCGGAAATGGGCTAAAGACCTGATAGATATTTGTGCTGCATTTCCTGCAGGGGATAATGACGATATTGTCGATACCTGCACACAAGCATGGTTGAGGCTGAGAAAAGGCTGGTTTGTTACCCATACTTTGGATTATGATGATGAAATGGATTTGCCCAAAAAAAGGATGACGGTTTATGGCTGAAGCTGACAATATTATTCCCTTTGCTGAGGGAGCACCATCTGATGATTTGCAAGTTGAGTTTATTGGAGATGAAGTTTTGATTGGAGATCCAGATTCCGATCTGCCACCAGACACAGAATCTGCGTTTGATGACAATTTAGCAGAGACTCTTGATCAACGGTTGTTGGATCGTGTTGGTAGCGAATTGATTGGCTACTACAATAATGACAGGGGGGCAAGGTCAGAGTGGGAGAATCGATATAAGCAAGGCTTAAAAACTCTGGATGTCGAAGGTGGTCTGGAAGAAGGTGAAGAAGAACGAGCCAGCCGAGGATTGAGCACTGTTATTCACCCAATGATTGCTGAGGCTGCAACCCAGTTCAACGCTCGTGCAATTACCGAGCTTTATCCTTCGGGTGGCCCGGTCAAGACCGTTATCATTGGCGAACCAAATGAGGAGATGGAGGATCAGGCTCGAAGAGTTCGTGAATTTATGAATTTTCAAATTACCCAGGAGATGCCGGAATATTTTCCTGACCTAGATCAGATGCTTTTTCAACTTCCATTGATTGGGCATACATTCAAAAAAATATGGTGGGATGCCACGCTACAGCGTCAGAGATCCATGTTTGTGAGGGCAGAAGATTTTGTTGTTTCGCCAGAGAGCAATGACTTACGAACTTCAACTCGATACACTCACGTTATAAGGATGCCAAAAAATGAGTATAACAAATATGTTCAAAGCGGTTATTACCTTTCAGCAAAAACTGATTCAGATGCTGAAAGAAGCAGTGATGATACTGTGGGTGAAATTGAGGGCGTGGATCGATTCAGTGAGGGATCGAATGACAAAATAATGACTTTGCTGGAGATGCACGTTTATCAGCCATTGGAAGAAGAAGATCAGGATCAGGATGACGATGAGGTGGCGTTGCCTTATGTTGTTACGATAGATTTTGATTCAGAGAAAATTGTAAGCGTTAGAAGGAATTGGCACGAGGATGATGAGCTAAAGGAAAGAAGGAACTGGTTTGTCAGCTATAAATTTCTTCCAGGAATAGGGTTTTACGGTTTTGGGTTGTATCACCTGATCGGTGGTTTGGGCAAGGCTGCAACTGGCTCTTTGAGAGCTTTACTTGACTCTGCATCTTTTGCCAATATGCAAGGTGGCTTTAAACTCAAGGGCAGGGTGTCCGGTGGAGATATTGAAGTTAACCCCGGTGAATTTGTGGATCTGGATGCGACAGTGGATGACATCAACAAGAGCATTATGCCACTGCCATTTAAGGAGCCGAGTGGCACGTTATTTCAATTGCTAGGGTTTATTGTTGAGGCTGGGCAAAGATTTGCAGCCACCGCAGATTTAAATGTTGGTGATGTCAATCCCAATGCCCCGGTTGGTTCTACAGTTGCCTTGATAGAGCAGGGCAG